GGAAGCTGTGTTTGCTAGTCCAGCCTTATAGCCTATGCCTGTTGAGTAGCCGCCTGTTGTTTGAGACTGCATTGCTCCTTGCCCAACAGCAGTCACCGCCGAAGCACTTGTTACATTTGTTCCAGCTTCATAGCCATAAAATGTGTTACCTGCTGGCGAACCAGAAAGTGCATCTCCAGCGAGATAACCAGAAATCGTATTGGTTCCACTATTACTAGCTGTAGCTCCATCCTTTAATAAAACATAACTTTCACCAGTAGACGTACCCCCAGCAGCCGCTTCCCAACCTGCATCACCATTAGCATCAACAGTTAGAACATAATTATCAGTAGCCGTACTATCTTTAATTGAAAAATTCAGACCTGGGACTCTGAACTTAGTTACGTTTGTATCGCCTAAAGTTATTTCGTTTGATACTGTTGCCGAACTAGCAGCAGCAGCTTTACCTATAACTATATTATTACCGCCAGTTGTAATTGAATTTCCAGCTTGGTATCCCAAGCAAACATTGTTTGTACCTGTACTAATTCCAGCACCAGAATCATTACCTAATGTAGTGTTATACGCTCCAGTAGTTATTAATTTTGAACTGTTATTACCTGTTGCACAATTATGAGCACCTGTAGTAATTGCATGTAAAGCTTTCCTACCAAAGGCTGTAGTACCATAAGATGTTCCAGTACCAGAACCTTTAGCAGCTTCAAAACCTACTGCTGTTTTATAACTATCATTTCCAGAATACCCAGCTTGATAACCTACAGAAGTGTTTTCTGCTCCAGTTGTATTTGCATATAGAGCTTTATAACCAATTCCCGTATTATTACTTGCCGTAGTGTTAAATCGCAGTGCCTCAAATCCTAACGCTGTGTTGCTTGCTCCTGTAGTATTTTGCCTAAAACAATCAGTTCCGACTGCTGTATTCTGGCTAGATGTCGTCGTCAGATTTCCAGCCAAAGAACCTATAAAGGTGTTTTGATCTCCAGTCGTTACATCAGCTCCAGAATAAGATCCATAAAATGTATTCTCATTGGCACCACTAGCTAAATCATTACCTGAGTTATCACCTGCATAAGTGTTACTTCCAGTATTACTAGCATTACCACTACCATCTTTGGCTTTAACATATAATTCACCAGTACCAGCGGCAGATATTCCAGTTAAAGCTGAACCATCACCACTAAACGCCGTAGCCGTACACGTTCCAGTGATAGTGACTCCTGTATTGCTAGTTTCTAATTTTTCGCTTCCATTAAAATATAATTCACACCGACTATTTTCATAGAAAGCAGCAATAGTTTCATTATCAGCCTGATTTTTAAACTCTACTTTTGTTGATTGCGTCTCAATATAACTATCTGATTTTATCTGAACTTGCTGTACTGCATCCAACAGCATATTAGATGCAGCAGTAATTTGAAGGTGCGTATCTGATGTTAGTTCGACCCTGCTACTAGCACCGTTAGCCTCAAGTAATAAATTACCACTAGGATTTTTAAGGTGTTGACCATCCCAAGTTAAGGAACTTTCTGCCTCTAAGGTATTAGCCGTCCCAGATCCAGTAATAATTCTATTGTTTGCATTATTATTAATCGTTGTTCCACCACCACCAATCTCTTTAACCGTTCCAGAATCATTTATATAGAGTTTCTTAGCCGAGGTATCTATCGCAACTTCGCCACTAGATATATCACTTGTTGATGGAGTACTAGTTCCCCTCTTTAACTTAATTGTGTTAGCCATTTTACTTTTAGATCAAGTGAGCAGAAAGGGGTTAATATGTACCACCGTCTATATCAAACCCTGAAACTGAACCATTCTCTAAGAACGTAACCAAATCAGATAAAGCAACTTGAACCATTGTACCTGCATCATTAATAACCATGCGATCAGCAGCAGCAAGTGTTGTTGAAGTAGCTGACGTTCCACCATCGCAACAAGTGTTCAACTCAGAAGTCGTTACGGTTGCGCCATCCAGAATTTCTATTTCCGTTGAAGTAAGAGCAGCCAAAGCAGCAGCTCCACCTGATTGACAACTTGATAAAGAAGTAAGATCGGAATCAAATGCTTGAATATTTGTACCGATCACCAAGCCAAGATTTGTCCTAGATCCTGAAGCTGAAGTGCTTCCAGTACCACCATCACTTACAGCAAGCGTTCCAGTGATTGAACTTGCGCCTAAATCGACTGCGAGTTCTGTCGATTCAATTACACAACCACCATTTGCCTTAAGGTCAAGGCTTAATTCATTTCCAGACTTGTCAAGACCATTACCAGCAGTAACACTTGCTACTCCAGAAAACTGAGTGAAGGCAAGGTTGTTTGTTCCTACAACTGCACTTCCTTTATCAGAACTACAAACAAAACCAACATCTGCATAAGTTGAACCCTGTTCAATGAAAGCGAACGCTCCAGAAGCATCTGAAGATGCTGCCATGTCGTCTGTTCTAACCCATGAAGCACCAGACTTCACAAGGTAAATACCATTTTGAGTCGCAGTACTTTGATCTTTTACAAGTACTCGCTCATCAGCAGACAACGAAACTCCATCTATTGTCTGGGTACCTGACAACGTGATATTTGCTGTCGTTGCAACTTTTACTGAGTCTTTTATATCTAATCCTTGAGCTACTCCATCCACGTAGCCCTTATTTGCAGCGTCAGAATCGGCACTACAATCAGCTAATCCTGTAATCTTTTGACTGTTTAAGCCTACGGAAGCCGTTGGTGCAGCTAGTTGGTCAAGCCTATTTGTTTGTACTCCTGTATCAAAATCAGATATTTTAGTGTGAGCTATTGATGGAATATCAGCAGCTACTAAAGCTCTATAGGCACCTGCCGCAGCCGATCCAGCAGTAGGGCCAGCAAGAATATGATTTGCTGTCTGGGTCGTTTCTTTATCAAAATATTTACCCTTACCACCTACAGGAATAATGGATGTTGCCGATCCACCTGCACCACCAGTTCCTTTACCAAAGTAGAGAATCTCATTACCTTCAGAGAAGGCTAATTCTGCGTTTTCAAGACTGGTAGGAGCTGAACTTCCAGTGCTACGTTTGATTCTGATTGTGTTAGCCACTAGAAGTTGCCTCCGTCGGTAATTGTGCTAGTAGTCCATGTGCTGTCGGCCTTATAGGTTCCAGCAGTACTGTCATAATAAATTATAGACTTATTCACCTTATTATCATCACTTATTGTAAAACCTGCTGTTCCTGTAGCTCCTTGTGGCCCTTGAGTCGCCACTTCTATGACTGAACTATTGCTTTCATCAACAGTTACAGTGTTTTTATTGGTCGTGATGTTAACAGTGGTCATGCAGTGTATCCTTCATCCATATAAATAGTACCTTCTATCCAGTATTCTTTCAGCCCTGATCCATTAGTTAATAACACATCATATTTATATTCATCAGCGGTAAAAGTTGCTGTCTGAGTATCTGTCACTGTCCAAGTCCACGTCCCATTAGCTGCGCTTGTTATTGCACAAGTGGCATCAGCAGCTTTAGTGGTACGTCCAGAATCCCAAATCTGACTTGCAATTGAATACCCCGAAAGATTTACAGCAGCATTATTTGAGTCTTTCAAGGTAACAGACACACTATGATCCGATCTTCGTTGGATCGTCATGTCATACGTTCCAGGTGCTATTGCCATAGGACTAACGCTTTCTTAACAGTGTAAATCAAATTACATAGATTTTGCATTGTCCATGACCTCCTGCTCCATACGGACTTCCATTGTTAGCTCGACCACCGCCACCACCACCGGGGACTGATCCAGTCGAAGTCGTTCCATCTCCTCCTGCTCCGCTAGAGCCAGTTCCTCCACCACCTCTTCCTCCTCTTCCTCCCATTGAACTATAAGTTGCTGAACCTGTATTACCATTTGATCCACCTGCCCCACCAAAAATAGACCCAGTTCCAACACCTCCTGAGTGCCAAGCACCTCCCGATCCACCTGCAAAGCCACCAATAGTGGGATAAGCAGGATCGGCATAACCCATATCATAAATTTGTCCTCCATATCCTCCCCTACCTGTTTCAACACCACCTTCTCCTCCGTTGGCTTTTAGATAAAAGCTGTCCCCAGTCCCTCCAAAAGTACTATTCCCTCCTGCTTGTCCTGGCTCATCATTACTGCTTTGATAGCCACCAGCACCAATAGTAATAGAAACACTTGAACCTAACTGTGAAAGAGGAAAAATTCCAAAACAACAACCACCACCACCGCCGCCAGAATCACCATTACCAGCGTCATTTGTTGCACCTGAACCACCGCCACCCCAGATAAAGATCAAAGCTAAATTACCTGTTGTTGGTTTTGTCCAAGTCTGTGTACTCCCTGTGTAATCAAACGTATAAGAATTAAAAATTGAACTTAATGCCCATGACAACGCACTGCCATCTGTAGTTAAACTTTTGCCTGAATTACCTGATTGATTTGGTAATAAAGCTGCTATAGCTGCGGCTGCTGTTACTTGCCCCGTTCCACCATTAGCAATAGCTGTCAATCCTTTAGAAGCATATTCTGTTGCACTTAGCGATCCAACTTCAATCCAAGATGTATTTCCAGCATTTCTAATTTTTAAAACAGCAGGATCAGTATTGGTATCAAGCCACTGCATAAAAGCAGCTTTAGTTGATGGCTCGCTATTTCCACTATTTAATGTTTGAAGAGCTTCAAGGTTGTCATTAATATCAATCCTTGCTTGTGGAAAAGTTACATTTTCTAAACGCTCAGAATTAGCTCCTCCCGTTGGGTTTGCTTGTGGCATTAGATGGCCCTCCCGAATCCTGTCACAGTAAACATAAAATCTGTATCTACATTACTCCCATTATTGAATGTTGCGGTAAATCCTGTTCTACTCAAACTAGAAACACTTACAAATAAATTTGAACTAGAAGAATTAGGAGTGATCTGAACTTGTGGTGTATCATAAAAAGCTTTTTCAAAAGTGACGTTATAAACCCCTGTTGAAGCAGAAGTGTTAGCAGCAACAGAAGCACTATCTGTTCTTTGAAGTAAATCCAAAGTCGCCCCAAGATCGCTAATTGTTACTTTTGCGTCTGTGTTATTTGACGTAATAACGGCTTTAACCTGAAGACCCCTTGCTCTAATAATTGCAGCCTCAAACTCTGCCCAATCTCCCCATGTAGGTGACGAACTTGGATCATCAGGAGTTGTCCTTACATATAAATCTACATTTGCTTCATCTATAACATCTCCATCCATCTTCCCTGAAGCAGCATCAAACTGACCACTTCTTGAATCCCATGCTGTTCCTGTTGCCGCAATTGAATTACTAATAACTTCTTTTCTTAAAACAGCATCATATTGAACCCCAGAATGTCCAAAATCAAAAGTTGTTGCAAACGTATATTCTCCCTCTTCGTCTCCATCTACATAAAAAGGATTATGGTATCCAGATGACACATAAGGATTAGGAGTTAAGACTAAATTATTACCTGATTTAGCTAAACCACTGTTGACTTTACCTCCACTGAAAGCAGTTTCTTCACTCCATGTTTTGACATTTAATCGTCTTGTCGTTTCAGGTAATGTTGTTGTAAAAGATGCAGGGTTTGTTGAATTATTTCCTAAATAATCTTGTGCTTTAACAAAATACGTTCCAGCTAAAAGAGGAACCTGTTTTTGAGTTGAAGCACCTGAGACACCATCAACAATTTTATTACTTGTCAGCCAACTAGCACCTGAAGTTCTAGGGTCATGCCTGATAACAATTCGACCACCTAACTTAACATCTAACTGTGCTACTTCTTTCCAAGATAGAACCGCTAAGGTTTCAGATATTGGAACCATTGACAGACCCACAATATCATCTGGATTTCCTTGCAATCCTTTGACATCATATTCACCGATTGCAGGTGTACTAAATAATATTCCACTAGAACTAATACTTGAAACTTGTATCGCATAAGTTCCAACCTTTACATCCATCAAATCAATTGTTGTGTTATTTACAATTTGAGTTGTGAAATTATCATCTTCATGTCTCCACTTAACTCTATAACGATCTGAACCTGAAACACCTGCCCAATGAAATGTAATCTTTATAGCAATCTTGCCGTTTAATTCATACTGAAGTTCTTTAGTTGTAGTTCCGTCGTACCGTGGAACATCTAAAATTTGCACGTTTGTAGGTGCGTCAGGAATAACATTTAAGTTTGTTGTATCTCTTGCTGTTAAAGCAATATTATTTTCAATTAAATCATATTTACTAGGATCATAAGAAACGGCTTCGATTGTGTATAAGAAATCATTTTCTTCTTTAATTCCTATCACTCTCCATAAAGAAGTTAACAAGTCTGAACTTTCTGCAACCCATATACTATTTGTTTCTGGTATTGATTGAAAATTACTTCCAACCGTAATTGTCCCTCCTCCTGTTGTATAATTTATGTCCCAATAATTACCATTACAATAACTACCAACGCTTGTAATCGTATGACCAGAATCAAACGTCCCATCAGGCAAAACAACACTTAATGATGGAGAATTAGCTAGATCAATATTACTTACCTCTCCACCATCATCAATATTAATTGAATTAATTGTTGCCGAACTAACTCGTCCTGCTCTTCTTGAACCTGCTTTTACAGGATCAGCTACAGAAATTATTTGCCCAGGTTTTAATAGTTGAGCTGTAACTAAATTAGATGTAAAAGCAATTACTTCACTATTGTTTTCTTCATATAAAATCCATCTCCCTAATCTATTTGCTTGCGCCCTACTCGTACATCCAAAAGCAGTAACGCTCTTTTTAATTATTCCTCTTTTTGCCTCTCCATTTTTTGTTAAATCTCTATTACCTGAATCACCAGTTGTTCCTGTATCTTTTACAACCTCATAAGCTCTATCTTTTAACACTAAATCTAAGTAAGCAACCACAACAACTGTTGGTTTAGTCTTATTACTTGCATTGGTATATGAAAATCCTTCTTCTGTTACATTGCTTTGATTAAAGTTATAAACGGGATCAGAAGGACTGTCTTGAGCAATAGTTAAACTTCCATCTTCCCAAAAACCTTGACTTTTCATTACAGAAAGAAGTTGATTGATTACGTTATAAGCTTCATCTGTTGAGTTAATTGTTGCGTTACAACTAAATCTTGCCTCTTTTCCTCCCCCGAAACCGTTAGAAACTAATTCATTAGCATGTTTAGAAGCACGAAAAAATGCCCATTTATCTAATTGTGAACTATCAAAATGATCTCCAAGACCAAATCTAGTGTTTAACATCAACGCATATAACAGCCAAGCAGGACAGGCTGTCCATGTAGCAGCTTGGAATGTTCCATCCCATACAAAATTAGTTGGATAAATTATTCTTCCTGTATCACTATCAACCGTAACTCCTGTTGGAATTTGTACTTTTAACCCTTTAATATCATATTTTCTTGAAGGAATTGAACTAAATTGTTGTGCATCTAACCTGACACCAATTAATGCACTATTAGCATAAGTTTGAGGGTTAAATTTAACAGTCGTAAAAGAACTCCAGTTAAAAGCATTTGTTAAAAGTTGATCATTACTATCCTCTGTAACTCTTGTGATTTTAACGGTATAAGTAGAATTTTCTCCTATCTCACCAGCAGCTTTTTTAAAACGTATTTCGTATTGTCTGTTATAAGCATCGGCTGTTCTTCCTCTGATCGTGTCATCAATAACTTCATCGTAAGCTGTTTCACTTCCTGTTGATATATTTGTATATTTAACAGCTATTTTTAATTGAAGACTTGTTCCTAAAGTATCTCCATTTTCATTATTTATTTTTTGTAAACTAGGAATTGTAATTATTATTCTGACAGCATCAACACTTGTGTCAGAAATTGTTCTTGTAACAGGAAAATTCTTTGTAACGGAAACGTTAACAGACGTTGCCGATAGTGTTGATTGAGAAGAATCTAAAGGAATTAACTCTTGAGTTGCTGTACCAGTTCTTTCGTATAAATCAACATCTTGAAAGTTATACGTTCCATCTGCATTTTGAAGAGCAGTGTCGTTTAAGAAAACAGATTGCAATCCATTAGCAAGACCTTCTATTGGCCCTTCTGCAATGACCTCAGTTACATTGGCAAATTCTCTACTATCTAAACTATCTCTTGCTGTCCGAGGTGTTCTGCTACTGCCTCCGCCACCTTTACCACCACCACCAGCACCAATAATTGTTGTAGTCATGTGTCCACCTGAACGGTATCAATACCTGCGCTGACAACAACGCTTCCTGTTATTGTACGTCCCAAAACAATAGGGACAGGAACACCAGCAGCATTTGTATTGGTGATGCCACTAAAGTTAAACGATTCTCTAGGGTCTTCAGTTCTTTCAGGTGTTTTAGGAGTAGGGGTAAGCATCCCTGCTATTCCTCCAAAAACAAGACCAGCACCTACAGTAAATAATGTTGTTGTTGACCAACTGGCAGCAGCCCATCCAGCCTTCGTCATTAAGCCCCCTGCTGCTGCTACCGATGCCCCTGCCGTAGCAAAAGCCAATCCAACCAAAGCCACTCCTAAAAGTATTTTTCCCGTATTACCTCCAGCTCCAGCAATAACAGGTGTGATTAATATTTCTTCTTTACCAATTGGATCTTTTAATTCATCAAGTCCTATTGATGTATCTCCTACACAGACAACGTATTCTCTTTCTGCCATGTGACGGTCTAATCCTGCAAAATTAGCTACCAACATCCTTACGCTTTCTGCTACGTCAGCTATATCCGCAACAATCTCTTTCCTGCCTGTAAATTCAGCCAGTTCCCCATATAGCTTTACTGTTCTCATGCCTTAATTTCTTACCTGTACTTGATTGTAACCAATCTCCATAACAATCTCTACAACTCAAGCGATTCTGAAGATGATGCAATACATTTCCATCCCCTAAATACACCGCACAATGGTTTAATCCAGATGAGCCAATCGACATTAACAACAGATCACCCTTCATTAATTTCTCATCTTTTAACAATCGAAACCCTGTAGCTTCATACGCTCCATCAAACATCGGAGCCTGAATAAATTGTTCTGGATCGTCTGGTCTATCCCAATCTCTTAACTCTAATCCTTCCTGTTTGTACCAATCTCGTGCGAGAGTCCAACAATCTTGCACCGCCCAAACCCATTGCCTCGACAACAAGGGTGAGATATAAGCTCCAGAAGGATTGTATGTACTCCATTTCTCCATTCTAGGGTTAACGATATACCACGGGATCTTTCCTTTACTAGCAGCAACTTTGTCTGCCTCAGACGGTTCTGGGGCAGAGATAGGGTGACTATGAACAATTGCTAGAATCTCTCCTCTTTCTTCTGCTCTTGCATAATCAATTGCATCAATCTGAAACATCTGTTCAGGATATTTAGCAACATTTTTGCAAGGCCAATATTTCTTTTTCCCTTTAACTAATAATAAAAGACCACACGCTTCCTTTGGGTCAGCTTCTTTTGCTGCTTCTAACGCTGTATGTTTCCAGTTAATAACTGAACGTACCGACTCCAGGGAAGTCATCAGGCAATATTTGTCGTTTTGGTAATCTTACTCCAGCCAAATCAAACGCACTACACATTTCGTAGGAAATAACATCTCTATTTTCCATCGATTTTCTATCTATAAAATAAATATCTCTTGGTCTAAAATAACTTGTTGGATCGGCATCACTATTTGAGCTACCAGTAAAATTAACAGCATCTAAATACTTAGACAAAGTACGAGTTCTTGTCACTTTGCAACCTTCCAATCCGTCAGGCAAAATAGCAATTAACGTTGTAAACGTACCAAGCAGGTTAGAAACAGAAATATTTGGTCTAGGTAATGTACCTTGCCCACTGGCTTCATATCCTTCTGCCTTTAATGGTATTGCGGTATAAGTATTCCCTTGCCAAACAATATCGTTACCTAATTCATTCTTTGTATTAGTAAATCTATGAACAGTTGTTTCTCCATGTTGGGCAGTATTTAATTCAAAATCAAATAATTCAACAATTGTTTTGGCATCAGCATCTTGTAAGGTTTTTTGTAAGTTAAAACCACCTTCGCCTTCTGCGTAGTCAGCGACCCAATAATTAACAACGCAATACAGCATTGATTTATGCAGCTACAGCTTTTATAACAGCAAAACGAATAACAATTGCTTCACTTAACGCTCCTGCTGAAATGTTGGTCACATTGATTAAAGCTGAACCTGCTGCTGCTTGTGCGTTTAAAGCATACTTTCCTGCTGTACCACCAGAAGCATGATTTAAAACAACAACATCAGTTGCCGCAATCGTTGTATTTGTGAGAGTAAAAGAAACAATAGTATCAGCCGCTAAAGCAGCATTATTCATTGTGACCGTTCCACACTTTTTACTTAAAGTAACCGCAGTCGATTTTGAAGTAGCTTGCGTTACAGCTCCACCTTCACCAGTTATATAACCAGCTTTATCAGTGTTTAAATTTGTAAAATTAGCATCAACTTCTGTATGAGTTAATGGTGAGCCTTTGCCAGCTCTAGTGACAATTGTGCTCATGCTTCAAATACCTGTCTAAATGTTGCACTTATAGTAGCTCGATTTAGGTAAGGTATTGATTTTGTCCAACTATCGCACACCCATTTATAAGAAGTTGTAGTGTCAGGAGGAGTCCAAGTAAAGTTTGCTCCATCTAAAGCTCTGTTATCTAAGAACGTAGAAATTGTATCTGCATCGGTTTCACTAATATTTTGCCAACGTAAACTCCATTGTTTTGGATTCTGATTTAAACCTACGTTTACTCTGATTTCATACCCATCACCCATGCTACTAA